AGAGATGACCAAAGAGCAGTCGATGGTTATGTCATTAACGACGGTGTTGTTACACTACCATATGAAAATGTTGAACTACTAGGTAATGCTAATGCTACTAACACCATCAATCCTAATCCTTTTGTTGTTATCCAGTATGTTGGTGAGGGTGTTATTTCTCCACAACAAGATTCTTGGTATGATCAAAGCATTGCTCCTCTAGTTGTTGACACCAACACCAAACTCAATACCATTTTCCTAGCAAAAGATGTTGTAGCGGATGCTTATTCTAGTCTCTACAACTCCTTCATTGTGAACTGGTGTGGTACTGATGCTGGATTGCTACCTATCGAGTCTCTTGCTGGTATCAACAGCGAAGACATCGAATCTACTGTAGAACCTGCTTCTGTTGCTAGTTCTTCTAATGTAAGTCCACAGAACAATGAAGTGGGCAAAGGTGTTGGTACAAGAACTATCAACAATAAGAAAGTCTCCACTGCTCTACAGTTCTTCGCCAGATCTATTCCTGTCAAGTTTGTCATGAACAGACTGAAGCCTGACACTAAGGTTTATGTGTTCATGGAAGGTCGTAACATTGATCGTTGGATTGTACCCGATAGTCGTTTCAGTGGTCAGGCAGGCAACTCCCTCTCTACTTTCGGCGCTCCTCTAGTCACCGATGGTAACGGCAACCTCTCTGGTATCATTCTAGTTCCTGCTGGTCTACCTCCTGTATCCAACACTAGATGGACTGGTAATGTAGATACCGTTGATTATGACCAGACTGGTGAGGAGATTAGATTCTCTACTGGCACAAAGACTATTAGATTCACTTCTGCTTCGGATGATGCTGACAAGTCTGAAGTAGATACTTATGCTGAAGTCAAGTTCTATGCTACTGGCATCACACCAGAGAATCCTGCTAGCATTACTTCTACCGCTACATCATTCTTCAAAGCAAATGAAGGTGTACAGTTGGTTGATAGCAACACTGATGATCCAGTCAAACCAAATCCACTTGCTCAAACATTTAAGATTGAGAACTTCGATGGTGGTGTTATGACCACTGGTGTTGATCTCTTCTTCAGCAAGAAGAGTGAAACTATTCCTCTTAGAGCATATCTAACTGATGTTGCTGCTGGTAAACCAGGCAAGAATATTATTCCTGGTACACAAGTATCTCTAACTCCTGAGACTTATCTAAGAGTTTATGTAACTGGAGAGAGTGAGACTGTTACTGTCAACCTAGATGAGATTGTAACTGGTAAGACATCTAATGCTTCTGGTCCTATCGCTAAAGTATTCGACTCGAACCTAGTAAGAGTTGGTGATGACACCAGCACTTCCTTCCAGTTGAATAAGGAACAGGTTTACACTCTTGTTCTTAACAACCATAACGGAACTTCTTTCGTAGCAAACGAATCACTATCCATTCCTTCTGTTACTACTTACAACAACTTGAACAACACCACTCTAGGTGTATTCATTGCTAAGGATTCTGGTAAAGTAACTGACCTAAGAGTTAGTGCTGTTGGTGATAACTACGAGACTGCTTCTATTACTATCGAGAGTCCTCAGTTGCCTGGAGGATCTTCAGCAACAGGTTCGATTTCTGTTTCTGATGGTAAGGTATACAACTGTGAGGTTTCGCTCTCAGGAAGAGGATATACCGAACCACCATCTGTTGTCGTGAAGGGAGTTGGTCTTGGTGCTGCTGGTGCTGTTATCGAATCTGTTGTTGAGATTGATACACCTGCTGTAAGAATGGGTATTGCTATCGATACTGATGGTGTTACCGAATCTACAACTCCAACCAGATTTAACTTCAAGCATCCTGTATTCCTACAAAATGATACCGAGTATGCTCTTGCTATCGAGACAGACTCGATTGAATATGAACTGTGGGCATCTAAACTAGGTGAGGTTGAAATTGCCACTAGCAATATTGTTACTACACAACCTTCTCTAGGTTCTGTTTATAAGTCTCAGAACACTGACACTTGGACAGAAGATCTATTCGAAGATATCAAGTTTAAACTATATCGTGCCGACTTTGATACTACAGGTGGCGAGATTGAAGTTGCTAACGAGAATCTAGGTTATGAGAAACTACTGGTTTCTCCTTTTGAGACTAGTGTGAGATCTGCTACTAATGCCACATCTACATTATTCAAGAACAACAACTCTGTTGTTAAGGTCTATCATAGAGATAATGGTTTCGAAGATACTGGCAACTCTTACGTATTCTTCCAAGAAGCAGAAGACGTTGGTGGCATCTCTGGTGTTACCTTGAACCAGAGACTCTATAAAGTCTCTAACTCTGGTGTTGACACTTATAACATTACAAGTCCAAACGGTGCTGGTTCTAGCATCATTGGTGGTGGTAAGTCTGTTCTTGCTTCTTACAACAGAAAGTTTGAGCGTCTCTATGCTCAGGTTCCTTATCTACAACTAGATGGTACAACGATCGAGACGTTTGTTGCTACTACTGATGTAGTTCCTGTTGACTCACAAACTAAGAACTATGTTTCTTATTCCTTTGTTGACTACGAGAAGACATTCCTTGGTGAAGAACACTTCTTCACTAACCAGAAAGTAATTGCTTCTAGAATTAACCAGACTATGAATGGTTTGGCACATTCATTGAAGTATAAGTTCAGACTGTCTACAACAAACTCTGCTCTGTCTCCTGTCATTGATCTACGTACTGCTACAGTCAAGACGGCAACCAATAGAATCGAAAATGCTACTGGTTATGAAGACAGATATGGTAAGAGAGATCAGGTCGTTAAGTTCCAACCTCTATACACTTTGTCTATTGCTGTTACTGGAACAAACGCTGGTCAAGTAGATGCTAATCTAACTTTGGTTGGTCAGACTTCTAAGGCAGAAGGTTTGATCACTGCTTACGATAACGGTGATGCTACAATCAGACTAAGAACATTCACTCCATTCCAACAGGGTGAACAACTAGACTTGATCGGCACTGATGGTGTTCAGATTCAAAACGTTGGTATTACTATCACCAATATTTCTGAGATTGATTTCAACTTCAGTGTAGGTTCTAATGTCATTGCTTACTCTCAAACAGACTCTACCGTTAGTTACGCTAACAAGATTAATGGTAAGGTTATTCTGTGGGATGCTGAGGATAAGATCCTAATTGTGGAAAACTCGTATCAACCAATCAATAACAACTACACTGCTAAGATTGCTGATAGTGAAGCATATAACAGAGCATCGACCACATCTGCTCAACAACCTGATATCTTTAGAGTTGGTGATGTAGTTCAGTCAACTGGAGATGACACTCCTGTATTCGTCGAACTCAATACAATTGAGTATACTACAGGTGTTGACTATGTTCCAGAGACAGATGCTGTTAATAGTTCTTCGGTTGCTAAGTATGTAACTAAGGAAGTATTCATTGACAATCCTGGTTCTTCTATCGATGTAAGATCTACCATGAATCTTACTGATATTGAGAATGTTAAGATTTACTATAAGATTAGAGAGTCTTCTAGTTCGGCAAACTTTGAAGACATTAATTGGGTTCCATTCAATGATGATGGCAACCCAGATGTAAACAACCTTGCTACTCCAACCAACTCTATTTCTGGACAGTTTGAGAAGCAAGTAGATTATCAAGAACTAATTTACAGTGCTTCGAATCTACCTGAGTTTACATCCTTCGCTATCAAGATTATCATGAAGACTGATAATCCTTCTTATGTACCTAAGATCCAAGACCTAAGAGCTGTAGCTTCATACTGATGAGATATTTAAAAGTTGAAGGTCACGAAAATCTTTATCGTGATGTCACCACGGGAGCGATTGTCAACACTGACAAACCCGCTCCCAGAAACTTTTCTCGTACATTTAACAATGCACTAGAAGACATAAATACTTTGAAGGAAGAACTATCTGAAATCAAACTACTTCTTAGAGAGATCGTAAGAAATGCCAGCAATTAACGTCGCCAGAACAGATACCTTTGAAACTCAAAGGCAAAAAATCAACCAGATTGGAGACATCCTATCGAACATTTCCGCTGGCGGAAGTGACCTACAGACAGGTAACCTGAAATTAGGTGACGGAACGAAAGCTGTTCCTTCTCTTTCTTTTATTAGTGATTCTACCCTAGGTTTATACAGACCAGATAATTCACAAATTGGTTTTGTATCGGACGGCAAAGACCTAGTAAGATTTGAAACAGAAAAATTCTATACATTTCAAGATCTCTTTGTTAGAAAGAAAACTCTTATAACTGCTGGTCTATCTATTACTGATGAAGGTCAGAATTATGATACTGGTTCTTATGACGATATTAATGTAATTGGTGGTTCTGGTACTGGTGGTTCTCTTAATATTGCTGTAGAAGCATTTGGTGGTAGTATTTCTAGTAATGGTTCTAACTACCTGACAGGTGTCTATTCTGACATCCCAATGGTCAGCACTGGTTCTGGTACTGGTGTGACAGCAACTTTTGCTACACCTGAACCCACGTTTGTAATTCAGTCTGGTGGATCTGGTTATACCGATGGAGTTTACTCTAGTATTAATGTAGTATCATCTGGACTCGGTGTTGATGCCCAGATCACTCTAGAATTTAGTGGTGGTGCTCTAACAGTTATTACGGTTGAGAATACAGGTAGTAAGCACGCTGCTGGTGATACATTCTCTATCCCAAATAGTGAACTACTATACTTTGATGAAGTTAGTCAGACAGAAGTACAGAGTGGTGGCGCTGGTGCTACTATTGCTATTAGTGGTAATCCCAATGTAATTGATGCTGCTACGTTCGAGTTTCTAACTAAGGGTGAAGGTCACGCTGTTGGTGATGATCTAACCACTCCTGGATCTCAGACTCAAACAGCTAACTTGCCAGGAAGTGTTGAAGGTCTTTCTGCTACTTTAGGAACAGGCACTACACTGACCTTGACTTCTACTGCTGGCATTCTTGCTGGTATGAATGTTCTTCAGGTTTCTGGAGATGGAGCACTTGCTAGCGATACTACTGTTGCTAGTGTTACTAACGGCACTACTCTTGTTCTATCTGCTGCCCCAGAAGTTGCTGGTTCTGCTGTCCTAGATTTTTCTTCTACATCAATATCTTCTATCGTTCTACCAGACGTAGCATCTGTTGTTCTGGGATCTCTTATTAGCGGTGGTGGATATAGTGGAGAGATCACTGGTATTGATCTAGATCTAGGAGAGGTTAGCATTACCCCCGATAGCACCAATGCTCAGAATGGGGTAAGTTTAACTATTGATCCTCCATATGGCAGTGGTTCTGGATTTAATTTTGACATTAATGCTGTTGGTGTTGTATCCGAAATTACTGTAAATGCCGAAGGTAATGGTTATGCGGTAGGAGATACACTAGCAGTAAACCCTGCTGATTTGACACAACCAATTTCTGTTTATGTATCAGTATTTGCTGGTCAAGAAGTTTCTGTCGCATCAGCAATTCCTCTGTCTGTTGGAGATAACGTAAACACATATACTCCACCAGATGCTGAAGCAGGAACCCCAGCACAGTATGGTCAAGACCTAGAAGTTATTGCTATTACTGGTGGCAGTAATAATGCTGTCACATCATTTGTATGTGGTGCTGCCGAAGATCTCGGTGTAGATGCTGAGTTTGTAATTAATGGTGGTGGTACGGTATATACTTCTACTGGATCTGTTACTAAAAATCTATACTACTCTGGGTTTGATGAAGATAATCAAACTCTACAACCAGATCTGACTCTTTATGTTGGTAGCAAGTATCGTTTCATCCAATCTGACGGATCTTCTGGCGAACATCCTATTTCTTTCTCTCAGCATCCCGACGGAACACAGAACATCATTACTGGGGTAACAGCAGATCTAGATTCTGCTTCCACATCAATTACCGTGTCTGATGCTACAGGTATTCTTGTTGGAATGGGAGTATCTGTTGCTGGTGGAGATGGTGCTATTGATATTGGAACAACCGTTGAGTCGGTTGTTGGAACTACAGTAACTCTATCAGAAGCACCTGCTACATCTGGTGTAGGAACAGAACTATCATTTGTTGGTATTGAACTAACTGCTGGTGTTACTACTAATGATGATGGTAAGACTATTGAAATTACCGAACTAACTCCAGATCCTCTCTACTATTATTGCCCAAACCACACTGGTATGGGTGGCGAACATAGTATAGATCCAAACAACCCAAAAGTTTTTGGTTCGGACTTTGAAGTTACGCTGACCGAAGTTGGTATTGATGATGTCATCAAGTTTGAAGTAAGTACAGGTAACACGACAACAAAAGCAATTACAGCTGAGACAGGTGCTATCGATGAATTGACTTCTGCTACGTCGGTTACTTCACCGCTAATTAATGCCACTGATGTTGTAGCAGGTAAACTATCTGCTACTGCTGGTCAAGATTTAGAATTTGAAACTGCTGCTGATATTGTAGCAATTGGTCAGAATCTAACGTTCAACAACATTGTTATGAACTACACCAATAGCAGCATTACTGCTGCTGGTGACATCAAAACAAATACTGTTCTGAATGTTAATGATGTTCTGACTATCAACCAAAATGTCATTGGAACTAATGCTAGCAGCAACCTAGACCTTACTCCTGGACTTGGTAAGACAGCAAGAGTTGATACTAACACTGCTTTCCGTCTGCCTGTAGGTAATACTTCTGAGAGACCAACTATCCAGGAAAGTGGTCAAATCAGATTTAACAGTGAGACTAATCAATACGAGGGTTATAGTGCTACCAACAGTTCATGGTCTTCTCTAGGTGGTGTACGTGACTTGGATGGTGATACTACTATCCTTGCCGAAGAATCTGTAGGTACAGACGATGATACTCTATGGTTCCTCAACGATAATAACATCACTCTAAAACTAGATAGAAACTATCTTGATTTCTTCTTTGTAAAAGAGATTAAGTCTACAAAGCAAGGTCTTCCTTCTTTCAATAAGTGGGTTGCTAACGTTGCTGTAACTGCTGGTCAGTATTTGAAGTATGGTCTCAATCTATTTGAAGTAACTGTTGGTGGTATCACAGCAGGTCCTGGATCTCCTCCACTAGATAATAGTGGTACTGCTTTTACTAATGGTACTGCCACACTTCAGTGGACTCAACTAGCAGTTGCTCCGCTAACAATCGCTGAGGTAGAAGAATTTAGAATTGGACCTACAGAACCAATTCCTCTGGTTGTCAACGGCGATCTTAGACTTGCTGGAAACAAAATTTCTACAGATGTTAGCGATCTATTAATCCAACCTAATGGACTACAGAAAGTTGTCATCAATTCACCAACATCTCTTGTACTACCTGTTGGTGATAACAACTCTAAGGGCAATCCAATCCAAGGTTCTGTTAGATATAATACTGATGACAGTCAGTTTGAAGGATATAACGGTGCCCAGTGGGGTGGTCTTGGTGGTGTTAAAGACATTGACCAAGATACATTCATCCAGGCAGAAACTGCTCCTGGTGCTGACGAAGACACTCTGTTCTTCAAGAATGCTAATAATGAAACTCTAAGACTAAATGATCAGAAACTGGTATTCAACTATATTGATACTCTAGAATCTGAAACTAGTAACGTCTTTAACTTTGTTGCTAGCACGATTACGTTTGGTACACAAGATGTTACGTTAGACAATACTGCTGCTGGAGAAACACTACTATTCAGTTCTAAGAACAATTTTGATATTGGTCTATCTGCTGGTCTCACCACAGATCCACTGATCAGACTTACAAACACAGGTAAGATCTTCTATAACACATCGTTTGGTCTAGGCAATTTCCAAGGTCTAGAACTTCTCAACGAAGATCTATCTAAGTTTGAGTTGTCTCATCTTAAGACTCATACTTCTAAGATCACTCTCGTCAAAGGTACGGTTGATTCTAGTTCGACAATTCTTTATGATCCTGCTGTTGCTGTATCTGCTCAGGTAGAACTGGTTGCTCACAACCAACAGACTGGTCATAAAGAGTTCATCCAGTTTACTGTTATTGATAATGGAACGGATATATATCGTACAGAGATTGGTAATGTCAAGACAGGTGAGGAACTAGTCGCTTCCACATTTGACTTTGATGCTTCTAATAAGGTACGTGTTACCTATACTGTAGATAGCAATTTGATCAATGGTAACAACGTTGAGATCACTGTAGTAACTACCGTAATTAAGAGGTAATAAAAACCAATGGCAGGAAATTTAAATACATTAGATTCGGTCGGTGGATTTTCAGTATCTAATAAAGTTATTGTAAATCACACCTATGATGCTACGAATCTAAACTCACTAGAAGTCAAGAATGCTTTCTATGATGATTCGTTCGCTCAGCATTATATTCTGAGAGGAACTAACACGTCTACACTCTCTGTAGATAATGTTAATGGTATTCTTTCTATCCCTTCCAACACTATGAATTTTGTTGAGTCGGTTATTGTTGCTGTAAACGATGACAACACCGCTAGCATTACTCAAAAGTTGGAAAGTGCTCTCCAATGTGATACTTCTGGAGTAGTAACCGAGTTGTCTACCATGACAACTATCATTAAAGATAGCATCCCAGCAGGACAAACTTGGGAGATTGAACTCTTCACTGGTGGTGGAGCAAATAAGTTCAGTTATGCCACAACAAGGATTGGTACAACTAAAACTGTTAAGTGGGCAGTATATACAAAAGTAGTAAGTATCGACTGGACATGATGCTAAATAGATAGAGGAAATAAAATCATCAGCGGGCTGGATAGAAGATGAGCTTTAAGTTTAATTCTGACAGGGAACAATTAAGAGCTATTGCTCCTTCTTTAATTGGAGATGAGGTACTTTCGATTAGGTCTGGCACAGGCGCTGATGAGAAGGAGGTGCTCAGGACTCTGCTTGACGCCGACACGAAACTGCCACGTGTTGGTATCAACAGAACTGGTAGTAGAATTGACAGATATGTAATAACCAATCAAGGTAGTGGATACACTCAACTACCTAGTGTTACTGTAGCTGCTCCTCCTGCTGGTCCTAACGCTCGTCAAGCATTTGCTTCTGCCTCTGTATCCGCTGAAGGTAGAGTTACTGGTCTTCTAATTGATGATCCTGGTGATGGTTATACTTCCGCCCCCGCTGTAAGTATCACTGGTGGTAACGGTGCTGGTGCTGCCGCTGAAGCATTCCTAGACACTGTTGACTTTGAACTTGATATCAACGGTGCTATCAGAACTTCTACGTCCATCATTTCTGACACGGCGAGAATTCTAAACCTGGATATCGATAACCTCGTTACTCCAGATGCTCAGTATAGAGCACCAAACCTCAAAACATTTATTAACAACACAGGTACACAGTGGGTAGCAGATAAGTTCTACCAAAAAGATTCCTTTGTTGTTCGTGGTCCTAACGTATACCAGGCACTAACCACTGGTTATTCTTCCGCCAATCCTCTAGATCCTCCTCTACACATTGACGGTATTCAGACTAATGGTAACGACCTAGACGATCTTACCAGACCTGGCGTATCATTCAAACACATCGGTTTCCGTGTAGCTGACGAGAACGAAGTATATTATAACGAAACTGGTGAAGCAGGTGTCTATCCAAGATCGATCACGCCTCTATTGGGTGATAAGTCTGACAAGATTGCTACCACCGAATACGTCCTCAACCTAGCAACGAATGACGTTGGTGGTCGTATCTACGTTTCACAGCAAATTGGTAGTGACCTAAACGATGGTCGCTCTGCTGTTAACCCAGTTAGAACTATTAAGAAAGCATGTCAGTTGGCATGGCAGACTCCTGGTGTTAAAGAATCGATTATTATCTCTGGTGGTGACTACACAGAAGATAACCCAATCTCAATTCCACCAGACGCTTCTATTGTTGGTGACAACCTACGTCTGGTTATCATTCGTCCTTCTAACCCAAGAAAGCACATCTTCAAGTTCGGTGACAAGAACTACGTCATCGGCGTTACATATCGTGACCAAGAAGGTGCTGATACCTTTACTTGGGACTTTGCTATGGTCTTTGACGACAAGCAAAGAATCACATATGCTGCCGACACAAATGGTGACTTCGGCACATCATTCCCTGTAGGTACACAAGTCTTTGGTGAAGATGCTTTCCGAGCAGACTTCCAGGATAATGGTGGTCTATCTGCTCTCGTCGCTGGCGTTGAGATGAGAGGTGTTAATGGTGGTGTTATTGAATCTACTAGAGTAGAGTTTGATGCCAACACAGGAGCATCTGCTTACATTACTGGTGTGTTTGACTATAAGAATGTTTCTGGTGGTATCACTGCTGGTGAAACACTATCTTATGGTGGTGCCAATACTGTAAGATTTGCTCCAAACACAGCATACACAGTAGGTCAAATTGTTTGGACTGCTGATCATACATACAACGTTTCTGCCGCTGGTACTTCTGGAGAAACCAACCCAACACACGATGCTGGTGCTGCTGGCAATGGTCCAGACACTCTGGAGTTTACATATATTAGAGACACTTATACTCTAGTTACTACAGATGTTATCTCGATTAGACCTGAAGGTGAGGTCGTATTCGAGAATATTCCAAACCCAGACGCTCCTGCTCTACCTATTTACAGAATTGACTTCTCTCAGCAGGGTCAAGATGCAATTGCTACTGGTGGTTATCAGGATCCTGGAACCCCAGAAGATCTTGGTGGTATTATTTTCTACACCAACGCTCTACAAGGTGCTGACAACATTCACGACTTCAAAGAAGGTCAAGAAATCTTCATCGAAGGTCTATCGACATCAGCACCTGACCTCTCGATGCTCAATGGTATCCAGAGAATCTACAAGGTCATCGAAGACCCTGATGGTAGAGCAAGACGTTTCGTCATTCCAAAGAAACTACCACTACTAACAAACGATAACTACGATCCTGGTCAGTTTGCTGCTGTAAGATCAGTTGCCAAGTCGGTCACTCTATCTCTACTCAACTCTCCATTTAAGTTCAACCAAGCAACTCCTGTTGCTAGAAGATATCAGGATGCTTGTCTACAAATTAAGAACAATAGAGAGTTCATCGCTGATGAAGTTGTAGGTCGTATTAATGATGAGTTCAAGAAAGAATATTTCTCGATCTATGATATCGGTGGTTCTGCTGCTCAGCAATTCACCCCAACTAACGTAACCTACGATCCTGCTACAGGCATCTCTACGTTTACTGTAGCAAACCATGGTCTAGTAGCTGGTGATGGTGTATCCATTGCTGACAACTCCTTGGTGTTCACTTGTGCCATGGATGGCAATAAGACTGAGCACAGTTCTCCACAGTCTGACTACTACTCCAGTGGCAAGGCATTGCCAGTTTTGAGCAGTGGTCTAACTACAAATACATTCCAGTTGAATGTAGGTGCTTCTGGTCCTGATCAACAGTTCACCCCATCAGATGCTGTATACAATCCAGCTACTGGTGATTTGACAATCAACCTCAATGCTACTCACGGACTAGACGTTGGTGAAGGTATTGTAATCGATGACAACTCCTTGTCATTCACATGTGACATGGATAATAACCAGTCTACCAAGACTTATCCACGTCCTGGCATCGACCCATACGCTGGCAGATCTATCAACATTACTGCTGTCCCTTCTGACACAGAGATTACAGTTAACGTAGGTGCCTCTGCTGCTAACAAGTATTTCACACCTACTGCTGCCGACTACAACCCTGTAACTGGTGACATGACTGTCACTGTTGGTCAGCATGGTCTAGGTGTTGGTCGTAGCGTTGTCCTAGAAGATGAGTCCTTCACCTTTACCTGTGCTCAGGATGGTGATCAATCAACTCATCAGTATCCACGTCCTGGTGTTGATCCATATGCTGGTCAGTCTATCCCTATCACATCAGTTGGCACAACTTCCCACACACCAACAGATGCTCCTTATGATGCCGCCACTGGTATTGTTGAGTTCACTATTGCTGGTCATGGATTTACTCAAGGCGACTACATCAAAATTGCTGACGATTCTCTAACATATACATGTGATCTAGATGGCAATACTGTAACCAAGTCCTACCCACGTGCTGGTTATGACTATCCATCTGGTCGCTGGTTGGAAATTTCTAACGTAACTGGTGATACGTTTGAAGTTAACATCGGTCCATCTTCTTACACTGGAGCACATACTTTTGTAAGTGCTGATCCAAATGCTATTGAAAGACAAGATGGCACCTTCACTATTAATGTCGGCACATCTTCCAACACTACAACTCACACATTTATTAGTGCTACTACCAACGCTATCAAGCACGAACCTCAGTCTACTCATACTTTCGTTGGTACAACTGCTAACTCTATCAAGCACCTACCACAGTCTGCTCATACATTTGTAAGATCAGCATCTAATTCTCTATCTGTTGGTGGTGATGAATTCAAGATCTATCTTGGAACATCTAGATTCATCCACACGTATGTAAGTGGTGGCACGGTTACATTTGGTGGATCTTCTTACAATGTTACCAATTTCGTATATGATAACTTCATTACTGGTACAGCAACTATCACGATTGATACCTCTATTCCTGGTATCTCGGAAGATAATATCATTCAACTTGCTGACCTAGTAGTTGAGTGTGATATTGATGGCGTTACTACCCAGAAGACTTATCCAAGTTTCAATATTCCAGTCAGTGATGACAAGTGTCGTAGAGATATTAGACACTTCCTCAATGCTTTAACACAAGACCTTGAATTCGGAAGCAACAACAATATTCTTGATGCTGCTAAGAAGTATATTGATGGTACGAATACTGAAATCACATTCGTAGAGAATGAGATGATTCAGACTGTCCGTGCTATTGAGTACGCCAGAGAACTAGCAATCTTCGCTATGAGAAAGTGGAGAACTGGTAATGGCATGGCAGGCGACCCAGTTTATACGCCACAGTATTCTACTCTACCAAGATACTTTGATGATACTATTATTGATGATGGCAACTCTCCTGCTTGTGACAACGTAAGATCTGCTATCGATACTCTATCGTATCTCTTTGTCGATGTTCTTGCTAACGATGCTTCTGGTACATATCTAGACGCTGCTTGGTTGATTGCTAGAAACAGACATCATATTGCTGATGAAGCATACAACGCTGCTATTGTTCAGTTCCCAAATCTAGGACTAGTTAACATTGATGAGCGTAAGTGCCGTAGAGATATTAACTTCATCCTCTCTGCTGTAATTAGAGACCTCATTCTAGGTGGCAACGCTGGTATTGTAGAAGCTGCTGAGTCTTACTTCACTGGAACTCAACTAACTGGTGTCCCACAATCTGAGTTGGGTGCTACGATCTACGCTTTCAATGAGGTAAGAGATCTTGCTATCCAAGCAATGAGAAACTGGAAGGATGCTTCTGGTAATAATATTGGTGCTGCTTTGTACACACCAATCCCAAGATTTACTGACAGCAGTATTCTTCCCGATCCTAATGGCAACCCATTGTGTGCCAACGTCGAATCTTCTATCACAACAGCATTCGCTTTCCTAGAAGATGTTCTAGATGGCACCATTCTAAAGGGTGCTACCACAGTTGACACTGGAACACTCTTCGATACTGTTGGAATCTACACATATCCTAGCAGTGTAATTAGAGATGCTGCTGGCAATTACATTACCGTAAGATCTACTTACGATGACCTACCAATTATTGAAGCATCTCCATATACTCAAAACGCTTCTATTATCTCTAAACTAGGTGGTAGTGGTGCTCTAATTGATGGTTCTAAAGTCAAGAATCCTAACTGCCCATTCCCTGGTCTAGAACTAGACGGAACAGCATCCTTCCCCAACCAGGGTAAGTCGATGGTTGCTTCTGCTTTCACGATCGTTTCTGAAGGTGGTACTGGTTATAAGATTATCGAAGATGGTTATGTACAGTTGGTTTCGGTCTTCTGTATCTTCACCACTGATGGTATTCTTGCTGAGTCTGGTGGTTACGCTTCTGTTACTAACTCCGCTTCTAACTTCGGTCAGTTTGCTCTAAGATCTACTGGTTTCAGAAGAGAAGCATATGAGTTTGACGTTGCTCAGATCACTAACGTTTCTTCTACTCCAACTGGCAGAACAATCTTGTCTGTTAGTGGACTTGGAAGAGAACCACTTGAGCACTACGTTGCCAAGATTGATGGTTTCGAGAATGTCAACCCTGATATCGAATACTTCATTGACGTTGTAGAAGGCGTCACAGTTGGTCCTCCTTTCTCTGCTCAGATTACTCTTGAGTCTGGTTCTGGTGGTCCTGCTGAATTCAAAAATATTTCTACAGGTAATGTTATTGCTCTGGCAGATCTGGTTGGCGAAACCGTCAGACTACACAGACCATCTATCGTTAACTCCTCCTCCCACACCTGGGAATATGCTGGTTCTGGTACTAGCTACCTTGCTCTACCTGAAAACGGTGGTGTTAAGATCGAAGCAAACGAGCAAGTCTCCGAGAACTATGGTAGAACATACGTCTCTGGTACTGACGAACTAGGTGACTT